CGCTACGAGATCACGCCCAATCCGAACACGTCAGTCGGCCGCGACGTGGTCGAATGGGTGAAAGATCGCACGGTCGTCGGCTCGTCCTTCGCGTTTTCGATCAAGAAAGACGGCACCGGCGACTCGTGGACGACCGATCCTCGCGGCTTTCGCAAGCGCGAGGTGCGTTCGGTGGCGATGCTGGAGGACTGCGGCCCCGTGGTCAGGCCCGCATACGCCTCATCCAGCGTCGTGGTGAGCCGCAGGGCCATCGAAATGGCCCTTGGGGACAACTATCGCCCGAACCAGACGATGGCGAACGCCGCCAAGCGCGGCCTGAAACTGGTCAGCAAGCACACCGAAATCGACGGCGTTTTGACCGGCATTGCCGAGCGGATCGCGGCCCGCGAGGTCGTGTGCGTCGAGGAAGCGCTGTATCTGGCCGGCGTTCACGAGCGCTGCGCGGCCGCGAAGGCCGACAACTGGGCCGGCACGCCCGCCTGGGTCGAGTATCAGTTGGCCGGCGGCGGCTCCGGCCGGAAGTGGCTTGAGCGTCGAGCGCAGGGCGATGAAGGGCACGCCGAGATCGCCGCGCCGGCCCCCGAGCCGGCCGCCGTCGAGACTCGCGACAGCGATGTGAACCTCCGGCCGACCGCCGGCATGGCTGCCGCCTGCCGCCGCGGACTGAAACTCTACGAGGATGGTCGCGGAGGCGACGGCCTCGTCTCGGCCACGGTCGCGTGGGCGCGAAAGATCGCCGCCAGAGAGCCGCTGACGAAGGAAAAAGTCGTCAAGATGGCCGCGTGGCACGCTCGCCACAAGGTGGACAAGAGGCCCGGCTGGGACAAACCCGGCGAGGAATCCCCCGGTTTCGTAGCGTTTTTGCTGTGGGCGGGCGCTGCCGGCCGGCGATGGAGTGCCTCCAAGGTGGCCGAACTTCGCCGTGCCGGCGAGGCTCGTGACATGGATGGCATGGACGACGACTACGAAGTGGGGCTATCGGAGCGCGACATCGCCACCGCCGAGTCCTACGAAGCAATCGCGGAGGAAATGGGCCAGTGGTCGCAGGCCGAGTCGCACTACATCGCAGAAAGCCCGTTCGGTCAGATCGCCTGCAAGAACTGCGTGTTCTTTGAAGGCGAGGGCCGCTGCTACATCGTGGCGGGAGACATCGCGCCTGACGCGGTGTGCAAGTTGTGGATCATCCCTGACGGCGCCCGCTCGCAGCCCGAGGCCGAAGCGGTCGAGCAGAAGTCGGCGCCCGAGTTGCCGGCGCCGGGGATCGACTACGCCGGCGCCGCAGCAGCGCTCAAGGCAAAATTGCTGACGACTTGGTTGCACGGCAGCACGTCAGCGTCGTAGGCTACAAGAGTAGACATTGCCTTGCGACGGAAGTCGCAGGGAGCAGTGCGAGTGACCAGGGGATTCTGGTCGCGGCGTGCTTGCGGGAATCACCCGCCGGCCGCCGCATTTGTTCGCGTTGGCCGGCTCAACAAGGAGCAGGGCCAACATGGCGAGCAATCTCAAGCGACTTCAGGATCGTGCCGCGGCCGTCGCCGCGCAGATGGCGGAACTGGCCGCTGTCGAGGAGCGTTCCGAGGCGCAGACCGCCGACCTCGTGCGGCTGTCGAAGGAGGCCGACGACCTCAAGGCGGGCCTCGACTTTGAGGCGAAGATCGCCGCCAAGGAAGCCGAACTCCGTTCGGTGACCGAGAAGGCCGCCCCGGCCCCGGCCCCCGTGGCCGAGGTGAAGGCCGAGGACAAGAAGCCCGTCGAGATTCGTTCGCTCTCCACCCATCACTCCCAGTTGACCGCGTTCAACGATGGCCCCGAGGCCGTCGAGAGCGCCTACCGCTGCGGCCGGTGGCTGCGGGCGCATGTGTTCAAGAACGCGGACGACCTGCGGTGGTGCAAAGATCACGGCGTCGAAAGCCGTGCCCTTGGCGAGAACAGCAACTCGTCGGGTGGCGCTCTGGTGCCCGAGGAGTTCGCGAACCGCGTGATCCGGCTGGTCGAGAACTACGGCACGTTCGCCAATTCCAACGTCGAGAAGATCAACATGACGCGGGACACGATGGTGATCCCCAAGCGTATCACCGGAACGTCGGCCTACTTCGTGGGCGAAGGGACGGCAGTCAGCGAGTCGGAGCCGACCTACGCGAACGTGCAACTGGTCGCCAAGAAGTTGGCGGTCGGCACCCGCATGTCGAGCGAGGTGGTCGAGGATGCTCTGATTTCGCTGGCTGACGCTGTGGCGAACGAGTTCGCGACTTCGCTCAGTTACAAACAGGACTTGTGCGGCTGGAACGGCGACGGCACGAGCCAGTACGGCGGAATTCGCGGCCTCGTCACGCAGATCAACGACGGGACTCACACCGCCGCGGTGCAGACGGCTTCGGCCGGTGCCACCGGGTTTGAGACTCTGACCGTGACGGACTTCATCCGTCTGATCGGCAAGATGCCCCTCTACGCCCGCCAGGGTGCCGAGTGGTACATCAGCCCGGCCGGCTTCGCGGCCTCGATGGCCCGCCTCCGCTACGCGGCCGGCGGTAACACCATCGAAAGCCTGGGCGGTGGCGCCAGCGAGAGTTTCCTTGGCTTCAAGGTGAACCTCGTTCACGTCATGGACACGACGCTGGGCGCCGACGCCAGCAAGATCAAGGTGCTGTTCGGGAACCTGGGGCTGTCGAGCATCTACGCTCGTCGGCGTGACTTCTCGGTGCGGATGTACGACCAAGTGTACGCCACGACCGATCAGTTGCTCCTCCAGGGCACCATGCGTTTCGACATCGTTCACCACTCGCTTGGCGACAACACGACGCCCGGCCCGGTGCTGGCCCTCAAGACCGCTGCCTCGTGATCGTGAAGCCACCAACAAGGAGAAACTAGAACCATGATTCATTCGCAGATGGAGAAAGTGGTGGCCGCTGTCCCCACGGCAGTCGGCACCAGCGCCGTGACCCTGACCATCGACACGCTGGGCTATGACTACGCCAGCGTGGCGGTGCTGCGGGCCAGCAACGCCAGCACGGTGTTCGCCAGCGTGCTCAAGATTGAGGAGTCAGACGACGACTCGTCCTACTCCGCGGTCGCCGGCATGACCGGCGGCACTGACTTCACGATCCCCACGGCTCCCACCGCCGTGGCGTCCATCGTGAAGTTGGACGTGGATGCGAAGTCGAAGAAGCGCTACCTCAAGGTCACGGCGACTCCGGCGGTGTCCGTCAACACGGCGGTCACGGCTCGTCTGTCCCGCGGCGAGAACGCTCCGTCGTCTGCGTCCGAGGCCGGCGTCATCGGCTGGGTCAAGGGCTGATCCCGTACAAGCGGGACGGCCATGACGGCCGACGAAGGCGCAAGGATGCGCGCCCGCTCCACACAAGGAGCGAAACGTGCTGCTGCGTATTGGTGGTGTAGAAGCGGAGGTCAAGGTCGCGGCGGTGATGAGCACCCCGCGCCTGACCTTCTCTGACAACTTCTTCTGCGTGGCGGCCGCTCTGGCCCCGCACGGCATCGCGCCCACCAAAATCTGCGGGGCGTTTTGGGGGCAGACGCTTCAGAGAGTGATGGAAACCGTCATTGAGGAAAATGACGTGATCCTGACCTTTGATTACGACACGATTTTCAACGCCCGCACGGTCGAGGCGCTTCTGGCCTTGCTCATGCACTCAGGCGTTGACGCCATCGCGCCGCTACAGACCAAGCGCGAGGCCAACACGGTGATGTTCGCCAAGGCGGGGGTGTCGCTGGAGGAACATTCCAGCGTCGAGGACAATTGGTTCGCCAAGCCCGTCCAGCGAGTCGAGACGGCTCACTTCGGCTGCACGTTCCTTCGCACCGAAGCCCTCAAGAAGATGCCGAAGCCGTGGTTTCTGGCCCAGCCCAACGAAAAGGGCATGTGGGACGGGGGCCACTGCGAAGAAGACATATTTTTCTGGCGCCAGTGGGCCAAGGCTGGCAACACGCTGGGCATCGCCACGAACATCAGCGTGGGCCACGCCGAACTGATGATTACTTGGCCCAGCCGCGCGAATCCGCAGTGCAAGGTGCATCAGCACACCACTGACTACTGGACGAACGGGCAGAAGTCGCCCGAGGACGCCTGGGGGCGGGTGACATGAAAATTCGCGTGCTCCACAACTTCGGGAACTACGAAGCCGGCCAAGTGTTTGAGGATTGGCCCGGCGGCATGTGCGACATCTTCATCCGCAAGGGGCTGATCGCGGCGGTTGACGAGCACGAGGAGCGTGCCGTCGAGACTGCGGACGAAGACAGGGACGTTGAGCGGGCGGATGCCGCTCCCAAACACAAGAGGAAGCGGTAGTCATGGATCAGATCGTTTTCGGAACGCCCCAGCGGCCCACGTCTTCGATCACCCCGTATCGAAGCCTCGTGAGGGTCAGCGGCCCGTCTGCCGAGCCGGTGACGCTCGCCCAGGCCAAGGCGCAGTGCCGCGTCGATACCACCGACTCCGACGACTACATCACCTCGCTCATTCAGTGCGGCAGGGTCTACGTCGAGGACGTGCTGGAACTAACGCTGATGACCAGCGTGTGGGAAGCACGCTACGACCTGTTTCCCGTGTGGGCCATCATCCTGCCCAGGATGCCGATGCTGAACGCCCCCGTCACGGTCACCTACCGGAACGGCGATGGCACACATTCGACGCTGACGAGCGCGGCCAATGACTTTCAGGTGGACTATCGCGTCATGCCCGGCCGTATCTATCCGCAGTGGGCCACGGCGTGGCCGCCGACTCGCGGCGACGAGAACTCCGTCACCGTGCAGTATTCAGCCGGATACGGCGCTACGGCCGCGGACGTGCCGCCGCCCGCCAAGTTGCTGATCCTCGCCCTCGTCGCCCACTGGTTCGACACGCGGCAGCCGGCAGTTGTCGGCAGTATGACTTCGACGCCTTACATGTTCGACACGCTGCTGGCCGCCTCCGGCCTGGGAGTCTACCGATGACCGTCCGTGCCCGCGTTGACGTTGACGTTGTATTTCAGGATGCCACAGCCACGACGCTGACCATCGGCACGCTGTCCGACCACGTTTCGACCTCTCCGCTGGCCGCGGTGGCCCTGACGGCGACGTGTACGACGGCTGCCGTGGCGATCACCGGCCCGGCCACGCTCTCGACGCTCGTCATCAAGAACACAGGCGCCGGCCCGCTCCGCGTGGCCGGCGGCCTCGACGTGACCGCCGACAGGGTGGCCGTCCTGCCGACGACCGCCACGGTTACGGTCGCGGCCGTGGCCGGAACTGGATCGTACTCCTGCGTGTGGGTGGGCTAGTGATCGTTTCCGGCCTCATGCGCGAGCGCGTGACCATCCTCGCCCCGGCGACGGACGAGCAGTCCACGCTGGGCGCGGCCGTGGTGCCGTTTGTGCCGGCCGGCACGGTATGGGCCAGCGTCCAGGGTCTTTCAGCCCGCGAAACCCTCCAGGCGCAGCAGGCCAACGCGATCATCACACACAAGGTACGGATTCGGTTCTTCCCCGGCATCACGCACCAGCACCGCCTGTCCTGGCGGGGGCGGATGATGGAGATCGTGAGCGTCATGGAGCGGGAAGTTCGCACCGTGCACGAAATCATGGCGAGAGAGGTGGAGTGATGAACGATCTCGGCCTCCCCAGCATCACACAGGGAGAGGGTGTCGCCCGCGACATTGGCGGCTCGACAGGAAAGTCTCTCGCGCAGGGCTTCGTCACGGTCAAGACGGCCGGCATCCGCGAGTTGGCGCTGAAACTGCAATCCTTGGCGGCCAAGATGGGTGAGCCGGCCGCGCTTGGCAACTGCGTCAAGGAGGCCGCCAAGCACATCGAAAATGGCTATCGCAGCCGCGTGGCCGACGTGACCGGGAATCTGCGCAAAAGCGTTCGCACGAAGGTCAAGTCGTATCCCGAAGACGGTGGCGTCATCGCCATCGTTGGCCCGCTTCAGACCGGCCCCGTCGGGGCCAACGACAAGCAGGCTTCGGGAAACCACGCATGGCTGGTGGAGTTCGGCACAGGCCGTCGGCGGCCGGGCACGCAGGGCCGACGGACCTACATCAACGTCCATCAAGCCATCAATGGCAAGATGAGCCGCCATTCATCGGCCAACGACCAGCAGTTCGCCAATATGTCGAAGGGCTATTACTTCCTCATGGGGTCGCGGGACGAACCGACCCGTCAGGCCCGGCGAGGCCGCGGCGGCAATCACGACTTCTACACCGACAAGAAAACAGGCCGCCAGCACCCCGTCACGCTTCACCCCGGCGATGAGTACGGCGAGATGAAGCCAACGAACGCCATGCAGAACACGATCACCCAAGAGCAGCAGGCCGTCTTGAGCACGCTGACGGCCGCCCTCAAGCGCAATCTGGAGAGGTTGTCCACATGATCATCTCGCCGGAGAAGCACGTTTTTCAGCGGCTTGTGACGACCCCAGGCGTGGCCCGGCTGGTCGGATTTCAAGTTTTCGCCATCGCAGTCCCGAAGACAGCGACCATGCCGTTCTGCGTCTACAAACGCCAAAACATCATCCGCGAATCGGCATTTACAGGGCCGGCGCACTTGCCGCTCGTAAGCCTCCAGATCGCCTC